GTGGTACGCCCTTTCCAGCCGCGCGATCTGGCCGGCAATGTGGTCGGCAGTGCGGAAAACCCCATCAGCGTGACACTGAACAGCACCGTGATCGGTGCCTTTGACGGCACTGGCAAGCAAGCCGCCGGCACCTATTACCGCTGGCTGTCGTTCAACCTGGGCCTGCTGCAGTTCGTGAACCAGGCGGGCGTACCGGTGACCCCGGCCAATACCGGCACCAACACCATCAGCTATTCGCGCGCGACCAACATCGTACTGTTCGATATGGACCCGGCCGCCGGCGTAAAGCAGGAAGAGCACCTGAACGGCCTGCTGCAAAAAGTGGGCAGCCGCAAAGCCATGATGACCGGCCAACGCTACGTACGCCCGGACTTCCTGCTGATGTCCGAAACGCTGAACGACACGCTGACCAACGCCGAGCAGTTCATTACCAACCGCAAGCGGGACGGCACCGACACCACAGCCCAAGGCGACCTGGAATCCATCAAGGGCTTGCCGAGCTACGGCACCAACGCGCCAGGCATTGACCTGGGCGACGAACGCATTCTGATGGGCCAGCGTAATGTGGCGGCCTACACCATCGCCAAACCATTCGTCACCGGCGAGCCGGTGGAAGTGCTGGTAGATGGCCGCCCCATCGGTAAAAAGACGGCCTACGGCGAGGAGTACAACGCCATTACCGTGCCGAAGCCTGTACGCAACCGCTTCACCAGCGTGATTGCCTACAGCGCCACCGCACGCGCCGCCATTTAACCCCTGTTGCCCCGGCTGCAGGCCGGCCGGGGCGGAGCTGCCATCATGCAAAACCGTGTTGCCTACACCAACCCCCATGCGCACCCCGAGTACATCGGTGGTGTGATGATCCCCGCCGGCGAAACCCGGGAGATCGACGCCACCCACCACCCGGACTACCGCCCAAGCGAATCCGTTACCGCAGCAGCACCACAGACCATCGTCGAGGTACTGCTGGCCGGTGATGTGGCCACGCTGCTGGCCCACATTCCTGCGCTGGGTGCAGATGACCTGCAAGCCCTGTCCGACCGAGAACAATCCGGTGCTCGCCGTGAAAACGTGCTGTCGGCCCTGGCCGAACAGCTGCTGACACTGGCTAGCGCGCAAGTAGACAGCCCTGCCCTGGGCGCCGGTGACGTGCAACCTGCCAGCGCCGCCGAACAGCCGAAAGCCACCGGTGCCAAGGCCACCGCCAAGAAAGCCGCAGGCGCCTGATGCACACCCGTGCCAGTCTGGTATCCCGCCTGCAGGCATCGCTGATCAACTCGGCCGATTCGTTCCGCCCGGAGGACCTGCAGCGTCATGTTGATGTGGGCTTTGCCGAGCTGTGCCGCTTCCGCCACCGCACCGTGTATGCCGGACTGGACTTGCAAGCCAACGTACCCCAGTACCCCTGCCCTTCCACGCTGAGCCGTGTCTTGGCCTGCGACTGGGGTCGGCAGAGCAAGGCCGAGCTGCAACCGTGGGATGACCGCTGGCCAGGACAATTGCCACAAATCAGTGTGGGCTACGACGAAAGCGACAACCGGGTGCTGCTGTTACAGCCTGCCCCCACCGGGCGCCAGCTTGCCCTGCTGGGCAGCCGCTGCCCGTATCGCTACGCCGCGCCGCACCTGATGAGCGATAGCCATAGCTCGCTGACCGATGAAGACGCCCAGTTGCTGATCTTGCGCGCCCAGGCCGAAGCCATGCGCGAGCTGGCCATGCACCATGCCAGCAAGCCGTATCAGCTGCGCGACGGCATGAGCGCCACCCCGCGTAACGGCATGCCGGGCTACCTGTACAGCGTGCTGCTGGAAGAGTTCGAGCGGAGGGTTTGCGCATGATCGGTGCCATCCATGTGAGCGACGAAGTGGTACTGAAGGCGTTTGAACGTGCCCCGGTAGTGATGACCCGCACGATGGAACGCTACGTTGGCCAGGCTGGCCAGCTCCTCACCCGGGAAGTGAAACGCGAGCTGCGCCACAACGGCAGCATGGGCTTCACCACGCTGATGAACAGCATCCGGCCGGAGCGGCCATTCCCGCTGGCGCGGGACGTGAAAGCCGGCGTGCAGTACGCCAGGTATGTAGAAGAAGGCACCCGCCCAGGCTATCGCGGCATGCCGCCGCGCCGGCCACTGGCCGAATGGCTACGCATCAAGCACGGGCTGACCGAGCGAGAGGCCAACCGGCGCGCCTACGGCCTGGCCAGGCACATCCAGCAGCACGGTACCAAGGCCAAACCCTTCTTTAAACCGGCATTCGACAAAAACGAATCCCGCCTGCTGGCCATGCTGCGCGAGGGTGCAGCCGAAGGGGTCCGCGCCGCCATCGGCGTGCGTGGCCACTACGCGATGACCGGCAGCATCTACGGAGCCTGATATGCCCCGAACCATTACCGACATCGTGATCCATTGCGCGGCCACCCCGAATGGCAAGCCATTCACCCGCGAGCAGATCGACGCCATGCACCGCCAGCGTGGTTTCAAGCGCCAACCCGCAGCCATTACCCGCTACCAGCCAGAACTGAAGCACGTCCTACCCAGCATCGGCTACCACTGGGTGCTCGAGCTTGATGGCAACGCCAAGCCCGGCCGCCACACCGAAGAAGTCGGCGCGCACGTGCAGGGCAGCAACGCCAAGAGCCTGGGCATTTGCCTGATCGGTACCGACAGTTTCTCACTGGCCCAGTGGTCCACGCTGAGGCTGCTTGTTAGCAAGCTGCGCCAGACCTACCCGGCGGCCCGTGTTCGTGGCCACCGCGACTTCAGCCCGGATCTGGATGGTGATGGCGTGATCGAGCGCCACGAGTGGCTGAAGACCTGCCCTGGCTTCGACGTACAAACCTGGCTGGATGGTGGCATGAAGCCAGCTGCAAGCCACCTGTTTACCCAACCCTGAAAGGAACCCCCATGAGCCTGCTTGCCAGCTTGCTGAGCCATGCCGATGTTGTGATCGATATCGGCACCAAGGTCGTGACCGTTGCGGCCGCTGTTTCCACCGTCATCCCGAACAAGCGCGTAAACGGCGCACTGGGTATTGCCCGCACAGCCCTGGATTGGGCTGCGCTGAACGTAGGCTTTGCCAAAAACCGTGTGCCGGATGCCACCATGCCGCCCGTCATTGCCGACACCGCCACCAGCGTAGCCCCGCAGGTGCACGAAAAGGACTAGACCATGAGCGAACTGACCAGCCGCTGGCAGTTTGAAAAGCGCATCAACTTGGGCGACGTGTTTTCCACGCTGGCACTGGTCGGCACGCTGGCCTTGTTCATGTTCAACCTGGACAAGCGGGTAACCGTGGTTGAAGAAAAGCAGGCCCAGCAAACCAGCATCGACGCAGCCCAGAACGACCGCATGCGCGAGATGAATAGCGAGGTTAAAGGCGAGCTGAAGGACATCAGCGCCAAGCTGGACAAGCTGGTGGAACGCCAGCTGGACGGTCGCAGCAAATGAGTGCCATTGCCCGCGCCCTGTCCAAGCTGGAAAGCAGCCTGCGCGCTGCGCTGCCAGGCCGTGTTGTCAGCACCGAGTTTGTGGACTTTGCCCAGCGCCGCGGCGACGAACTACAGCAGGGTGTCGTTACCCTGCTGCTGCCAGGTGGTGATCTGGGCGACTGGGAAACCACGCTGAAACTGACGCTGGTTGGCCAGATCACGGTACCGGAGCGCACTGGCACACAGCGCCAGCTACGGGATGCCGAGCTGGCCATGCTGGCGCAGCTGCAGGCATGGATACGCAATCCCGGGGACGCCCCGCATCTGGAGGCCTCCGGCTTCAAAACCAGCAGCCAGATGGAGTACCCCAACGGCTGGGTGTCCATCGAGCTAAGCGCGGGGCCGCTCGATGTAACGGACGGCGCCGACGACAGCGAGATCTACCCACCCAACCTGCAGCCGGGTGTGCTGCGTAGCGTGCATATGGATATCGACATGCAGCACCAGCCCGACAGCGTGCATCAGCAATGGCTCGCCGGCGACTACAGCCGGACGCAGCCGACCTTATCAACCACCGTGGAACTGAACCATGCAAACAATCCGAATCAAGCCGGCTGATGGCCTGCTAGTGCGGCTGGAAGACGGCACCGGCCATCTGGCGGCAGACGGCCAGACCGTTGCACTGACAGGCTACTGGCACCGTCGGCTAGCCGACGGTGATGTGATCGAAGTACCAGACGCCCCGGCAAAGCCGGTGCGCAAATCGGCGGAGGGCTAAACCATGCCGGATTCCATTACCCTGAGCATTCCGCTGGGCATTCGCACCGGCGGCGTGTTTGTCGAGATCGACCACACCAAGGCGCTACGAGGCCTGCCGGTGATGGACCGCAAGCTGCTGCTTATCGGCCAGCGCCTGAACAGCGGCAGCGTAGCGGCCAACGTGCCCACACGAGTGTTGAATGCCGACCTGGCCGCCGGCTATTTCGGCATAGGCTCCATGCTGCACAACATGGCCAAAGCACTGGACAAGGTAAAAGCCCGTTACGGCTTGATTGATGTCTACGCCGTTGCGCTGGACGATCTGCCGGCCGGTGTTGTCGCCACTGGCACCATTACCCTGACCGGTACTGTCACCCAGCCCGGCACGCTTACGGCCTGGATCGGCGGCGAGCGCGTGCGCTGCGCCGCCGGCCTGGGCGACAGCAACAGCGCGCTGGCCACCAAGTTGGCCGCAGCCATCAACGCCAACACCGGCCTGGCTTTCACCGCTGCGGCCGCCGCCGGCGTCGTCACCGTGACCTGCCGCCACAAGGGTGAAATCGGCAACGGTACCGAGCTGGCCACAAGTTACTACGACGAAGACACCCTGCCGGCCGGCATCACTGCTACCTGCGTTAACCTGGCTGGTGGCAGCGGTAACCCGGATGTGGGCAGCGCCCTGGCGGCCATTAGCGAAGACTGGTTCTACAGCATCATCAGCCCGTACACCGATGCGGCCAACCTGGCCGCCACCGAGGCCAGCATGGACGGCCGCTGGGGCGGCATGAACATGCGCACCGGCCACGTGTTCAACGCCATGGTGGGTACCCATGCCGCGCTAACCACCTTCGGTGCTGCCCGCAACAGCCCGCACATCAGCACCTGGGGGCTAAAAGGCTGCCCTACCTGGGCGCCGGTGATGGCAGCCGCTTATGGCGCTGTGTGTGAGTACCAGGGCGCAATCGACCCGGCTATCCCGCTGCGCAGCCTGGAGGTGCCTGGCGTACTGGCGCCGCGCCTGAAAGACCGCTTCACCCGCAACGAGCGCGAGCTGCTGCTGAAAGACGGCATCAGCAGCACCATCGCCAGCGTAGACGGCAAGGTGATCCTGGAGCGGATCATTACCAACTACCAACGCAACCCGATGGGCATCGACGACGAAAGCCTGCTGCGGCTGGAAACCAAGTGGACAGTGGACTACTGGCGCTACGCCCAGCGTGTCCGCATTGCCTTGCGCTTTCCGCAGCACAAGCTGGCCAGCGACGGTACCAAGATCCCGCCGGGCGCCAAGGTGGTCACCCCCAGCCTGATCCGTGCCGAGCTCATCGCGCTGGCCCGTGAGCTGGAAGGCATCATTCTGGAGAACGTGGACAAGTTCAAAGAGGATCTGCTGGTAATGCGCAGCGAAACCGACGTGGACCGCGTGAACTCTGTCCAGCCGCCGGATATCATCAACCAGTTCGTAACCTTTGCTGCCGCCGTGCAGTACCGGTTGTAAGGAAATACCATGGCAAAACTCACCGGCATTGTGACCGTGAAGGTAAACGGTATCCCGCTGCGCTCCAAGCCAGGCGCCAGCCTGAAAGTAGGCGGGCCCATCAAGAAGGCGGAAGCAGACGCCAATGGTTTTATTGGCCACAGCGTGGAAGAGATCAAACCGGCCGAAGTGAAATGCACGCTGCTACACGCTGGCGATACCAACCTGATCATGCTGCAGAGTATCGAGGACGCCACGGTGATCTTTGAAACCGACACCGGCCAAAGCTACCTGGTACGGGGTGCGGCGACGGAAGGCGAGGTGGAAATGAAAGGCAAGGAAGTGGACATTACCTTTACCGGTCAACCCGCAGAACTGGTGTAAACCCTGCGGTGTAGCAAGCAAAAGCCCGCCAAATTGGCGGGCTTTTGTCATCTGTTGCGCCAGGCCCAAATAGCCCATGCGACCAACACGAGACCTACGCCCCAAATAAAGGGCCAGTCGTTGTACCAGTAAACGACGAGATCTTCTGGTGTACCTTCATAACTCAAAACCCCTGCCAAGGGCTGTGTCAGTGCAGCCTTGCTGTTCAGTAGCATCCGGACTGGTACCATCCAAAGCAACGCAGCTGTTGTAGCCAACAGAGCCTGGCTCTTTTCCACGACATCCTTCAGCCAAAGAAAAGCTGCGGCTCCAATGAAGAGCACTGTGAAGCCCCCCGCTTTAAGCAACACCTCTGGATCAACACCTAAAAACTGTGCCGCGGCTTTGATCTTAAACCAGACATACACAACCATAGTAGCGAGGCTGCCTAGCACCAGAATAGCCAGCACCTCAGCAGAAGAGTTTGAACCGTTAGACACTTAATAGCCCCCATCACTTTAAAGAATTATCCTTATCTCATAAAAAATTACCCTGTTCAAGTGAATGGCATTTCGCTGCCATTTCCACCCCTGTTTTGCCCTCCTTCACCGTCCCACAATGCCAGCATCCCTACCCCTAACCGGAGCTGGCCATGGCTGAACTCATCACCGTCCCCGTCCCCCTGAAGCACGGCATTCCGATTGCCGGCAAGCGTGCCAAAAACATTGTCATCCGCGAACCGCTGCTGGACGACATGATTGCGGCCGAGACCGAGGCTACCCAGTTTTCCCCGCTGGCCTTCCGTCGCGCCCTGGTGGCCCGCCAGATCATCTCCATCGATGGCGATACCGATACGCCCGTGACACCCAAGATGCTGGGCCAGCTACGCCCGGGCGACTGGCAACGCCTGGTGAACGGGCTGAACCAGGCTGAACAGCTGGGGGAAGCCGACGCCGGCGAAGTGAACCCTACCTAGCCGGCATCCTGCTGATAGGCCTGAAGACGGGCTGGGGACCTGACAAGATTCGCGCCCTGCCCGTACATGAATACCTGTATTACCGCGACCAGCTGCTAAAGACCGACGATGACTGACCTGTCTCTATCCGTGCGCATTTACGCCGATGCCGTCCGCTATGCGGCGGGGCTGGCGGACGGCGTGACCAAGACAAAACGCTGGGGCACTGCCATCAAGGCCGAGGTGGCCGCTGTGCGCGATGCGTTTGGCGGCGTCACCGGCCAGATTGCGGGACTAGCCGGCGGTATCACGGCGGTCTCTGTGGCTGCGGATTCGGCCAAGCTGGACAAGGCACTGACCGGCATCAAGCTGACCGCCGGCGCCAGCCGCGAGGAAGTGGAAGCGCTGCGCAAAGACTTCTTCCAGATGGCGAAAGACAGTGGGCGTAATGTTGATGACTTGCGCCAGGGTTTCAGCAACCTGATCGCCATGGGGCAGAGCTGGAAAGCTGCACGCGAGCAGACCGCAGCAGTCAACACCGCGATGGCGGTGACCAATGCCAGTGCCGAAAAGCTCACCGGAGCCCTGGGCGTGGCCGGCACGGCATTCGGGTTCGATCTGGAAAAGCCCGGACTGGCTCTGCAACTGCTCGACCAAATGACGGTAGCCGGTCGCAAGGGCAATGCCGAGCTGGAGCACCTGTCGGATATCTTTGCACGAGTCGGCGTGAATGCCGCCGATGCCGGCATGGGGTTCGAATCCTCGCTGGCATTCATCGAGACACTATCCCAAGTGGAGCGCCAGCCGGAACGCTTGGCCACTCTGGCTGACTCCACTATTCGCCTGTTCAACAACCAGAACTACCGCAAGGAGGCCGAGAAGGCTACCGGCGTGAAGTTCTTCGACGCCAAGGGCAGCCGGCGCGATGCGTTGGTGGTACTGACCGACCTGAAGAAGCAGTACGACCGGCTGAAGAGTGCCGCCGCACGCGAGGACTTTATCTCCAAGGCGTTCGGCAAGGCAGATCAGGATACGATCAAGGGTATGCGCATCCTTCTGAAGGGTGACAGCCTTACAAAGGTCGGAACGTTTACTGATGAGATAGCCAAGGCCGGGGGCACGCTCAAGCGTGAGATGCCGGAAGCCATCAGCAATGCGGTGGATCAGACCGGGCGCCTGAAAGCCGCGCTGCGCGAAGCCACGGATGCGTTTTCCCAGCCGATCAATGACACCCTGCAACAGGCCATCAAGTGGGGCATGGACAGCAAGGAAAACGGCGGTCTGGCGCTGTCTGGCCAGGACATGTTGCTGGGCGGCGCCGGGCTCGCCGCCGGTTCCATGCTGGCCGCGCGCTACGGTGGTAAAGCCATTGGCGCACTATTGGGCAAGGGTACTGATCTGGCTACCGGCGTGGCCACCGGCAAGGCGCTGGAGGAAGCCGCCGGCGTGCAATCAGTCTACGTGGTCAACATGCCTGGCAGTGGGATTACTGGTGGTGCGGCAGCGGCAGATGCCGCTGCAACGGCAGCAGCTGCTGGCGCCGCGACCAGCATTGGTACCAAGATCAAGACAGGCCTTGCCATGGCGGGCGGCCTGCAGCTGAAAGACTTTGTGAAACTGGGTCCGGCTGCGCTTGGCACCACTGCCACCGGTGTAGCGGCGGCCGGTACCGTAGGCTATGGCGTGGGTACCGGCATGTACAAGTGGGTCGAAGGCACCAAGGTGGGCGATGCCATCGTGGATGTGGTAGGGGGTGGCCTGACCCGCCTGATGGCGGCCCTGGGCAACGAAGACGCCCAACGCACCATGGACATGGTCAACCGCATCAAGGACACCGAGATCAAGGGCACAGTATCAGTCACTGTGCACACCGCCCCGGGCGTGCAAGCCAGCGTGACCAGTAGCCCAGCCAACCGCAACACCTCCCTGCCGGTAGGCCGCACCATGGACGGGGTTCGCTGATGGCCACATTGCGAGAAGCCTCATTCAAGGGCGTAACCTTCAACGTGGAACAGGCGGACGGCGAGGTTGGCCGCCGCACGGTGCTGCATGAATTCCCGTTCCGTGACATCCCGCAGGGCGAGGATCTGGGGCGCGCAGCACGTGGGTTCAATATCACCGCGCTGTTTGTGG